CATGCCCGAAGAGAGAGTGGTACGTGAACGATCATCTGATACCGCTTCTGACGGAACAGGGCATAACAAAAAGCGACATCAAGGTGTGGAATGACAAAAATAAGGTCGGTAACCTGGAATCATTTGTGGCATCGTGTGAATGGATCGGCAAAAATTATGACTTAAAAGAATCCACATGGCATTTACAGGACGATATCGTTGTCAGCAAACGTTTTGTCGAAGAAGCAGAAAAACCTTACTCAGGGTTTAAAAACGGATTTTGCAACGAGATATTTGACGGAGAGCGAACAAACTATATTGGCAGCACTACAGTAAACGGCATGTGGTTTTCGTTCCAGTGCATCCTCATTCCGAACATTGTAGCTGCGGATTTTGCAAAATGGTTCAAGGATGAGTGCATCCCGAAGGGATTGTACCCGGAGTATGTATCCACAGGCAAATGTGATGACAGCTTATTTCGGGAATGGGCGATGAGCCATATTGATTTTCCGGCACTGAACGTTTACCCGAACATGGTGGATCACATCGATTACCTTATCGGTGGCACGGTGATAAACAAGCAGCGCATAGGTGAAAAGCGTACCGCTTACTGGCGAGACAAGAACCTTGATGACGCAGTTCAAGAACTGAAAGAAAGGCTTAAAAAGATATGATGATCTTGCACAAAGATGGCAGAGGAATGACCAACAGCGATAACATGTCCAGGATGGTAGTAAATGGCATGTATCTGACGGCGCACATGGTTGACGGGTCAAGTCATACTCTTGGGCGATACGATACGGAAGAAGACGCAAAAAAGGCGTTTGACATGTACAGTATATCGTTGGCACGGGACGCACGAGGCCGAGCGTAATGGACAAATACATGAATCAACCAGAAGAGCCGGACGGCGTGGTGTTTGCCGAAACAGTATGGCACGATGGAGTGCGGTGGGTGAGATGCCCGATCTGTGGCAAGCGTCAGTTTTCGCTGACACCTATCACGAAGATAGAACATCTTTGGTATAAATGCAAAAACAGTAAATGCAAAACAGATATGATGGTTAATATAAAATAACATCAAGTCCGATATAATTAAGATCCTCATGAGTCTTCGGCTTTTTAGTCGAGGACTCTTTTTTTATGGATTACTTAGAGTACAAGTCGTTAATAACACAGATAGCGAACGGCGGCCTGCAAAACAAACAGGACATAAAGGACGTTCATGACCTTCTTGTTGACTACAAGGACAAATTTGGTCTTTCCAACGATGAAGACCGCAAATTCTGCATGAAGGTCAGCAAGTATGCGCATCAGATGGCCGGATACATGGCGTATCAGACGGGGAGCGGAGACTATGACGATTTGTACTGGCGGCTGTTGCTGTTTGAAGCGCCGTGGGTATTTGAGTCGTATTTGTACTACATGGAAAAGAACAGAGATCCAAGGCGCAAGTTCTATTTGCCGAGGGAAAAGACGCTTCACTCATTGACCGAGGAACTGCAACGTCTGGAAGATGGCGAATATGACTTTCTTGGAATCAGCCTGCCGCCACGAACGGGCAAGAGTACGCTCTGCATTTTTTTCCTGTCATGGATAATGGGTAAACGCCCGAACAGTCACAATGCCATGTCTGGGCATAGCGGAATCCTTGCCGAAGGTTTTTACGGTGAGATTCTCAATCTGGTGGACACTGCGGAGTACACATTTCATGAAATTTTTCCACATGTCCGCACTCAAAAAAAATCAGCAGACAAAAAAGAGATTAATCTTGACAAGCCGGACAGATTCGCCACGCTTACATGCCGTGGCATAGACGGGACATGGACGGGTGCTGTCGATATATCGTCTGACGGCTACTTGTACGTTGATGACCTTGTGCGTGACCGCATGGAGTCGCTGAGTCCTACACGGCTGGAAAACCGATACCAGGATTATCTGAACGTTCTTGTAGACCGTAAGAACGAAGGGTCAAAGGAATTGATGGTCGGCACTCGTTGGAACGTTCTGGATCCTCTTGGACGTGTAGAACAGGACAAAAAGAACAATCCGAGATACAAGTTCGTGAAGATTCCGGCTTTGGATGAAAACGGCGAAAGCAACTTTGACTATGACTATGGAGTCGGGTTTTCCACGGAGCATTTCAACGAGGTCAAGTCCCGGCTTGATGCGAATGAGTGGCAAGCCAAGTTTCAACAGCGTCCGTTTGTTCGTGAAGGTCTGTTGTTCCCGATAGATGAACTGCGCACATACAACGGAATCATGCCGGAAGGTGATTACCGCATAGTTGCTGCGGTTGACGTGGCGTGGGGTGGCGGTGACAGCCTGTCCATGCCGATAGGCCGTGAATACGAAAACGGAGACATATATATCTTCGCATGGGTATTTAACGGCGGCAAGAAAGAAGAGACGCTGCCGATTGTCACTGGGCAGATCATGAACAACGAGATCCGGCAGATACGCTTTGAGGGGAATACGGGCGGCGAACTATACGCTCAGTATGTCAGCGAACGATTACAGGAACACAAGTACAGATGCAGCTGCACATCACGCAAAGCACCTACGAGAATTTCCAAGATGGAGAAGATCATTGCATACTCCGGCGATGTGAAGCGCAGATTTATATTCCTGGACGAGGAGCATAGACCACAGGAGTACAAGGACGCAATGGATGAATTATGCATGTTCGTCACGATTGGCAACAACGTACACGATGACGCAGCTGATGGACTCACGCAGCTGATGATGTTTGTGGATGGTGACGGGATAGGACACACTTCTGTTGTCAGAAGTCCGTTTTGAGGTGAAGTATGACAGCCAAAGAGTACTTAAATCAGCTGCGGAAGCTGATGCTGAAGACAAATAATAAAATCCGGCAGTGCGAGGACATTCGTGAAAAGGTTATGTTTCTCCAGGGGATTGATTATAGCAGAGACAGGGTGCAGACATCTCCGCAAGACCAATTATCCGCAACGATGGCAACATTGATGGATTTGGAGAATGAGACACTTGGGTATATAGCAGAATACACGAAGACATATGACGAAGCTATAAACAGGATCAATCAATTAAGCAAAAGGGAGTATATGGTCATATTGCAGATGCGATATTTGGAAGAAGACCCGAAGAAACGTAAGTTTGAACGCATTGCGTGTGAGATAAATTACAGTTATGTCAGAACGTGCCACATGCACGGGGAAGCACTGCAAGAGTTTGAGAAACTCATGCAAAGTTGAAACTTGACAACTTTTGACAAGAAAAATTCGCATAATCGTGGTATTGTGTTATCAAGAAAAGTGTCTAAAGACAACGCCGTCCGTTTGTGACGGCGTTTTTTGCGTGGAGTAAACCAATGAGAATTTTTAACCTCAAAGGCAGAAACAGAATATTTACGGACGAGAAGGAGATCAACGAGGGAAACCTTATCAAGGTTCTCCGCACGGCATACACGAATTTCCAGAATACACAGCGAGAGATCGATTATCTGTTTGAGTACGAACTTGGTTTTCAACCATTGCCGAGAGAAAAAAAGATCCGTCCAGACATCAACGTAGAGATTTCCGAGAACGCTGCGAACTTCGTCACGGAGTTCAAGAAGGGTTATTTCTGGGGCATACCGCCAGTAATGATTCAGCACGGTGACAAGGACGCTCATGGGACAGAACCGATGTCTGATGACCGTGGGATCGCCGCCTTAAACGAGATGCTTACAAACGGTCTGGACATTGCATACAAGAATCAGATTCTTGGCGATTTCGTGGAAAAATGCGGTATTGGTCATAGAATGGTTGATGTGCGCACAGACTTCGATACGGAAGAAGATCCGTATAATCTTGTGCATTTATATCCGCTTGATTCAAGAAATACGTTCTGCGTTTATCACAATGGCGTGGGACAGGAGAAGGTTCTTGGAGTCACGTTCACAAAAACGCAATCCGGCAAGCTGCTGTTTACTTGCTACACCAAAAACGCAAGGTATGACGTTGCCGGATGGAAGATTGCGAACCCGGAAATCGAAAAACAGATAAATCCGCTTGGGATGATTCCGATTGTCGAGTATAACAGGGCAATAGACCGTACTGGGTGCTTTGAGCGTCACATCTCATACATGGACGGTCTTAACGTGCTGATTTCCGACTTTGCGAACAGCGTAGCACAGGATACTCAGCAGATATGGTGGGGCGATAACGTAGACTTTGATGTTGATGAGCAGACGGGCGAAGCCATAAAGCCGGAAAGCGGAGATTGGCTGTTGACGCATTCGCCGGAGAACCGCAAGGCATCTGTTCAGCCGTTATCGAGTGGCATTGACGGATCAAGCACGTTGAATGCGATTGCTTTTGAGTGGAACCGCATATTGCAGAAGTGCCACGTCCCGATTCAACAGGAATCCGCTGGCGGTGGTTCAACCGGGACTGCGACATCTATGGCATCCGGCTGGCAAGCTGCCGAGGTTGACGCACTGCGAGAAGAAGGAGTCATAGTCAGAGGTTTGAAAGAAGAGCTGCGGCTTATCCTAAAGGCTATCACGCTTGTGCCGACAGATGTGCTTCCGGCAGATGCTCCGCTTCGTAAGATTCACGCACAGGATGTGGATTTCCATTTTAACCGCAACAAGAACTATGACTTGTCCATCAAGGCAAATACGCTTGCCACGCTCATAAACGCTGGTATCCAGGGCAGACATGCGATAAAGATCTCTGAAATCACGGCAGATACGGAAAGCGTATGGCTGGATTCACAGGAGATCATCGAAAAGAAGCAGAAGAAGATGTTTGAGGAACAACAGGCCACGGCGACCACGAACACTTCCGCAGAAAGAGAAGCGTCCGGCGAATCCAATACTGGAGAAGGACGAACGCTCCAGGATGCAAGTGATCAACAAGGAAATTCGCCTTTCATAGGCAGCACGGGTACTTGAGATGGCATTCGGAGTGTTGACGTTCGATGAACTGAATAAGCTGGTCGGCATGAAACGCTCCGAGCCGTTTGAAGAATACTTTGCGCCCATGAAGATAACTGACGAGCAGAAGCGTGAGCGTATTCGGCTTGCCGAAGCACTGGAAGATGAGTTTGTATATATGATGTCATATATGTTTTACGCATATCCGAACATCAATGTGGAGATGGCTGATGAACTGCGTGACAGATACATGGAGCAACTTGTTTTGCTTGGGATTGCTATGGGCGCAGCTGACAGGATTGCCGAGTATGAGATGCAAGCGCAGAAGTTTGCATTGGAAGCAATAGAGTCCACGCAGCGGCACAAGGAAGACCCATATTACTATAGCGAAGACCGTGCAAGGCTTTGCGCTGAAGACCAGAGCAATTTTATTTACGACATTAAAGAGTATGGCGATGCGCTCGATGCCGGATACATGTATAAGACGTGGGAAACGGTCGGAGACAACAGGGTGCGTGGTTCACATGCGGAAATCGAAGGGACAACGATACCGCTTGAAGAACCATTTGTGCTTTGGGGCGGTTTGATGATGCATCCGCACGATGATTCGCTAGGCGTTGACGAAAACGAACTGATCGGATGTCGGTGCAGCCTTTCCTTCAATTATGGCGAATGATATGTCTAGTTATGATTATGGCAAGCATGATGTTTGCGAGTGGATAAGGGACAATATACCAAAAACCGCATCTGTTCTTGATGTCGGTGCTTGCGATGGGAAATGGCGAAGATTGCTTCCAGAATATTCGGACATGGATGCCGTGGAAGTATACTATGAAAACTACTGCCGTGTACAAAAATCATACAGAGAAGCGTTTTATAAGGACATACGTGATTTTCGGTATGATTTTTACAATCTGGTAATATTTGGGGACATTATAGAACACTTGAGTGTTGAACAGGCACAAAAGGTTCTTGAATATGCCAAACATCATGCGGAGTATGTT